CCACCAAAAATCTTTGATTGCTTCATTTTGACGACCAAAAATTTTCTTATCCTGCCACAACATGGACATGGGTTCTATAATAAACGTTCTCTGTTTCATTTCACCAACATAGACCGCTGTTTCTTTGATTTCATTCTTACCAGAGACTTTCCATAACGGGATCTCTTTGAGAATAGTTGAATCCATAAATTCATCAATCAAGCCACCTAGAATACAATCGCCTTTCGATCGAAAGCCACGATGTGTTTCTAGCCAACCAGGCGCCTTCGTGAGATCCATGTCTTGGATAATCTCAGAAGGAGTCATCTGCGAAACAGCTAGCTGTGGGCCCCACTTCTTATGCAGAAGTGAGACACAAGCAGGCCATAAGGGGTGATCCAAATAGTTCCTACACACCGCCTTATCCATCTTTCGGACAGACACGTCGAGTGTGCGTTTTGTATCATACGTATAACAATAATCACCGGCATTCTCATCAAACCATATTTTCATATCCTCTGGTACCTTGGTTTCATAAAGATAACCTTTTTCTAGGTAGGGATTCACAAATAATGGTTTTGGAGGGCTAGGTAATTTGCCCAAATAGTTGAAAAATTCATAGGTATTTGTTCCGAGGGCCATCTGGCTCCAGACTCGATAAACTATTTCCTCACGTGTTCCAACGTTCTTGGGGCCCAACACTTTGGGTGGGCTTATACTTTTAAATCAAAATGGGGATAGCAGCATTAGGATATTCGGGGTTCATTGTTTTTTCCCGCCAATGAATACCCAAAACGCCACCACCTGGAGCAACCAAAATGCTCCCACAAGATCCTTTTGCGGTCGCAAAATTGTGGAAAATCTCATTATTCCGCACAATATACGAACCGGGACTCACCTGAAACTCTGTTCGAGTCTCGGGATCCAAACCATACCACATTGCAACCTGAGGAATATCAGTAACCTCAGCTCGAACAACAGGCAAAGGCTTGGTGCCTTGCTCCATGTATTTTCCAACAAGCGCGGAGGAGATGCTTGATAAATCACTAGCATGCCCAACACTCCACTTCTCTTTCAAGATGGGAACGACATTAGTCAAGTTCCCAAACGACATGCCTGTAGCGGCTTTGACGTTGTGGGTGTTTGCGTAATAACGAATAGGATCGCTATTACCTCCAATCTTCAATAAGACACCAGTACCAATACACATTTGGCCATTCCAGAGATACATCAAAGCACTCCTTATAGTCTCCTGTGACACCGGTTTGGAAGCCGCGGGGCCTTCCAATTTCTCTGGGGTCTCTTTTTCCATAGCCCATCGGGCTCTTGAGCAACCCTCGCAATATCGGCCATTGAAAGTTTTAAAACACTTACCAACAGCAGTACACGGAACATTCACTTTATGCCGATGAAAGCAAAAGTGACACCATCTGTCTTGCGGGGCTGCAGAATAATAATTGCTTTGGGTAGGTTTAACGGGTTTCAATCCCTCCTTAACCGGTTCATCCGGTTTCTTCCCCAAACGCAATTCTTCAAAAAATTTTTGGACGGGCTTCAAAGAGCTCGTTCCTTTCTTTCTGTTTATCTTTTTCTTCTGACCATTCTGTTGACGGAATGGTTCAGGTTTCATTGCTGCACGACCTTCGAGCTTGATTTTAGCATCCTCAAGGTTTGAACGATAATGGTTCAGAATTCCTTCCTTACATTTCTTCCAAGCAGCAATTTGTTCTTCAGCCATTT